GACGGCTGGGAGGGTTTATAGACATCTCCAGGTCCGATTAAACTCTACTGTTGACTAGCCATGTTAGCCACGTTGGTGGCTAGCAACCTAAAGAACGTATTACCGTTCACAGCCGCATTGTTCGATATCCCAGTAACCATCAAAGAAGGCGCAGAATTAACTGCACCATCATATGAGGTGTACATCCTCAAAACACCAGACTGGATCACCTTCACGAAGAAAGGAGTTAAAGGGTCAAAAGCTGTACCCCTGAACGTCCCAACCGTAGCGGTAACCGCCTTGTCAATGAGGACCTTGAACACCGAACCAGTAATCAAATCTCCCATTGCTGAGAGAAGTGGAATCACTGGCACCAACGGGTTGGCTGCAACAGTTTCTTGCGGAATGGTAACAGAGTCAAATTTCCACTCCGGCGTGTGATGTACACTAGTGGCGATGGCCCCAGTGGGGGTAAACAGCCTTACTCGGTAGTCAAACTTGAACAAACCACCAGATATGCTGGCAATTGCCGCATTGGTGTACGCATAAGCTATACCCTGCGACGTATTGCGTATATCAGCACCATCCAGTGTTGGGGTCATAAAGTAGGAGGCCTCATCGCCAGTAGACTTCTTAAAAGTCATACCAACGGGCTTCCACACTTGACCCACGACCGCAGCCTGGTTTGACATTAGCCTACTAATGTTGGCCGCTGACGAAATACCAGGTACGGGCGCATCAAGGGGATCACGATCATAATACATGTACAAAAGCCCACCAGTAGTAGCGGAGCAAGTTGGCACGTAAGTGATCCTGATCTCATGAAAGAGAAACCTTTCAAACAGTCTAGCCATGGATGCCAGTCGGGTCCCAACCCATGTTACTGGGTTGAAATCTGCGACAAACACGATGCTATTGGACACTGTGCCCATTTGCACCATACCGACAATTTCAGTACCGCTGCAAACGATATCCCCGGAGTCACCAGAGTTCATAACATTGAACCTCGTGCTGATTGAGACCGAAGTATTCGAAGCGGAGGCGGTTCCTCCTTTGCCAGTTCCAAGTCCCTTCTGTTGACCTCCACCACTGCCTTTAGAACCTCCGGAGTTATTATTTCCAGAGGATCCTGCCCCGGACTTTTGGGACTTATTGTTACCCTTATTCTTTTTAGAATTGGCCATGCTGCTCCGAGTATTGCGAAAACTAATGCGATATAAGGGGTTACTGTTGTGGCACTTGCCATAAATAATCTTTTTATGCAGGCTAGCTATTTAACGTGTCTCCACGACCCGCATAATCAGATGGCCATATCCTACGTGCGGCACTTAAAAGCACGCCGGAAGAGCTTCACTGATGCCCCAACCATAGGCGCCTTATGGCACGCAAGGTTGGAACAGAGCCCACGAAATCAGACACGACAGTTGGCAAGTCATCATCGTAGGCGCTAAGATCCATCTCTACCCCATTAGCCACTAGTTCTTTCACGAACCCGTGGATGATGTTTCTCACCGGAACATTCCAATACGCCTCAACCAAGAGTGCGCAAGCCCTAACCAAGGTCTGTCCAGGCGACTGCTTCTTCGGGGGTTTTAATACCGAAGCAACAGTTTTTCGAGGTTCGGTGGGTTCACCAACCCAGTGGCCATCTTGCGTTTTAAACAATCTGGTTCCCAGGAAGGTTAGCCCCTCGAGATTTTCAGACTTTACTGTCTCTTGAACTTTGAAGTGCACACCGCATTCCTCGTAATACGGGGCCCTCGCCTCAGCGTTGAACCTATCAACAACCTCTTCACTCATCGATGTAAGCTCATCATCACCGTAATGTGCAGTTTCCACGTTGGACTTGAAATGTCCATAATCGTTACTAACTGTCATCATATACGAATAAGCCATAACAATGAAGTGTATGAGGGTGTTGTCAACGGTCGTGTTAGGGTCACCGGACATCATACCATGATCCACAAACAGTACATATCCCGTAGTGGTTACTAGGTATGAATCGATGGATTGTTTGTAGTAATACTCCAACCTCTGACGATTCTCTGGTGTCCTATCCTCCTGCCGTAACATCCGCCATCTGAATTCCATGCACAAATGTCGGACCCACCTCGCCTGCCTAGCGTCATACTTGGACATGTCAGCTTCCTCCTTAAAAGGATGCTTGTTAATCTTTTCTGCTAAGGTACCCAGACCTCCATAGAACTTATTGAAACCCATAGCAGAACTAGTCCGCAACGGTATTTCGTACATTCTATGATTGAAGTCCTGCACCATCCTACAGTAGGAAAAGTGGTATGCTATATCTGGTCCAGTAATGGACCTAACATTGTCCTCCTCAAGCTTTTCTTGCGGCAATAATTCCGTTTTCACAAAGTTATGCCATAATACTGGGGCTTGGATAATGTGCGCGTACTCCCAGAACGCCGTAATGTCAGTCGAGCACTTCCGAATAGCCTCACGCTTCGTTCGATAGTACCATTTATATGGTATCCCTGGGGTGGTTGACCCCTGGATATCTACCTGCTCAAAGTCAAGAACCTTATAACCCTCAACGTAATGGCCGAACTCACGTTCCATCCACTCCAAAAGGTTTTCTTGGATTTCCGCTGGGGGGGGT